GATCAGCTTCGAAGTCGCATCAACCCCAGTGTCCTGGTACAAAAGAATCCCCGCGACCGGACGTGCGCTGTTGAAAAGCAGAAATTCAGGCGTCAGCCCAGCTGCAAACCCATCCGTAGCGGTCTTGCCAGTCATCGAACCTGAACGCAGGATGATGGAACCACCCGGCAGATCAGAGATGAATTCATCATCTACGTCAGGGACGTAGTCGATAGCTATGAAAGCCACCTTGATGGGGGCAGTCAGCCAGTTGAAATCGGCTGTCTGAAGGCGCTCACGGTGCTTGTTGTAGATGATGCTGGCCATGGTTCACGCGAACGCCGGGAACCGCCATCCCTTATCAGCCATTAAATAACCCTGATCCGAAATGGCCCGGAACTCCATGCACCGCCTGCGAAAGGTCTGGTTGTACCGTGTTCCCAACATGGGATCAGTCCACGGCTTGTTGGACATCATGTGCATGCGCGACAACGCACCTTCCAGGATTGCCTCAAAATGGTGCGACTGGGCCATGTTGGGCAAGCGGGTTGCGTCTGGGGCGGGGACCAGGGAAGCGTCTACCCACAGAACAGCACCGAGCGAAGCCGCGGGTTTGGGCCAGAGGCGCAGTACCGAAGGGTCCGCTGCCTGAAAATACAGGGCGTCACCTACCTGACCGTCGGTCGGACGGAACGTAAGTGGCTTGAGGTTCAACCGGCCGGTGTCAGGATCTTCAATCCAGGCTCCATGCACGAACATGACATTCGAATAGGCATCGACTGGATTCAGCCACACCAGGTCCTGGTTGGCGTAGATGTTGTATGGCCCAAACTGCTCGCGCCAGGCACGCGACTGGAAGTAGAACTCCCGAATCGCGGCATGGAGTTCGCACTCTATCTGAGCGGGTACAGCACCAGGGAGGCGAGACTTGAGCGGGTTCATCCACAAATCGAGAGTGAGCCCGCAATTTGCTGTGAGCGCCCCGGCGTTATCGCAGTAGACCGTAGTCATGATCAGCCTCCAACCAGCGACTGGCGAAACGCTGCCAGCAAAGACATGGCTCGATTATCAATGGTGAACTCGTCATCACCAAGCTGTAATTTGCCGACCGCGTAAAAGACCGTGGTCATGAAGAAAATCTCGTCGATCAGGTACGGAGTGGGGGTAGGAACAGCCGCCAGATCCACCTCCACGTAGGACGGCAGGTCGATCGTGCCACCATCCTCGTCGGTGCAGCATCCAACGAAGATATCCGGACGGAGCCGCTTCGTCTCACGGAATCCTGAGTTGATAGCTTCAAGGATGTCCGTCTGGGTGTACCGATACGGCACCCGGCGGTCTTTGAGCATCAGGCGGACCTCGTCCACCAGATTATCTAGCGTCTTCGCCACGGGCTACCTCCGAAAGAAGAAAGGGGGCCACCCAGATTCTATCTGAGTGACCCCCTCGTTGGGCCAGTCCCCTAGAGAGGGCTGCTATCAGCCCTTCGCAACGACGCTGGTCGACAGGCAGGTGCCATCGATGACACCGAGCCCATAGACCTGCAGGCCGCGCAGGAGGGTTCCAAACGTGCTTTCAGACCGGAGGGTTTCGACCTTGGTCATCTGACTGGCGAAGGTCAGGCCGTTCTTGTGACCGGCATAGACCGCGAACTCGCCTGCCGCGAGGCCACCGGCGACGCCCGCAGGCAGAAGGTTCGACACGTAGATCGTGAACCGATCCACCATACCGAGCCGACCATTGCGGAGCATCGAGGAGCCATCACCCGAGATGGAGGCATCACGGAGTTCCGACCGCTTGATCGCTGAGGCATACCATGCCGGTACGATCACGAAGCGATTGGATTCCGGAATGTTCTGCTCATCCAGGACCTGGCCGAGATCGACGAGGTGGTTGATGACCGACCGATCGTTCGCGTTCGTATCGCCAGCTCCGGTGCCCTGTGCCACCGCAGCGACGAACGCCGGGGCGGTTGTGATACCGAGTCGGAGATCCACACTGATTCGACCGGCTGTCTGGCCCTTGTTGGCAGCGACAGTCCCAGTATTGATGCGGGTGAATCCAAGGGCATCAGTGTCGACCGCGATCTTCATCTGTTCGGATGAATCATCCGCCCACAGGCTCAGAAGGTCGGAATCCGACTGCACTTCCATCACGTCGTCGAGGACCGTGTTGAAGTACTTGCCCTTGTCGATGTTCAGATCGACAACCGCCGAGGACGGACGCGTGACCACAAGGGCCATTGTTGCGTCGTAGTTGGCGATCGAGATGGTCGGACGCGTACGAATCTTGACCAGATCCCCCATGTTCCGGATTTCGCCTTCGTAATCCGTGTTGGAGATCGCGGCCAGTACGGTCGCATCGTAGAACTTCTCGATGAACTTTCCGGCCCAGAGGGTCGGGATGAAAATACCCGTGTATGCGGGTGAGGCGGCTGCACCGCTATAGGGTGTACCAATTGTAAATGCCATGACGCTTTGCTCCGTGTCTCATGATGGTTACCGAACGCGCCCTTCAGCAGCCGCTCTGACAATTTCCTTCTCGACGCGAATTTTCTCGTCGGTAGGAACCTTTCCGCGGCGTACCTGCGTATAGAACTGGCCTATCTCAGCCTGAGTCCACACGCGGCCGTCACCACCAGGAGCTACAGCCGGTCCACCGCTTCGCGGAGTACCTGGGGCCATCAGTGATCCAGCGTCTACGGATGGGATCCGTGCTACTGGAGCTGGTGACCGAGCTGCGTCTTCCTGAAAAGCCTTGAAGAACCGAACAACGCGGGCAGCGTCGTTGGCCTGGAAGGCCTCAGTCAGAAGCTCACGCTTCGTCCTGTTAGAGAATACATCACTTCCTGCCAACCATGCAAGGAAGGTCTGATCGGTATTGATCGACTGCCAACCGACGACCTGTTCATCCAGGGCGTCCGTAACAGAGGATCGCGCTCGTTCCTCCTCGATTTTTTTGTTGTAACTGGTCTGACCGTTCAGCTCCGACATCTGTTTCTTGAACGGCTGCAACTCAGCCGCGATAACCTCGCGGGCCCGACGCCCCACCACATCGAAAAATTCCTTGCCGTACTCCTCCCGCTCCTGCTCGGAGAAAGATTCCGCCCCTGGCATAGGGGAGCCCGGACCAGCAGGTGTAGGGGCCGTGCGATCGGCCAGTTGGGCCAGCAGGGTCTCGTTCTGCCGATTCCGCTCAGTGAGTTCGCCAATCGCGACCTTCAACTCGGGGATCTCTTTGTCGTACTTGCCCTTCAGCACGCCGTACATCTGACGGTAGTCCTTGTCGTCAGAAGGGGGCGAAACTGTGGCAGGAGGGGACACAGGAGCAGCAGAAGGGGTCTCCAGAGGGGTTTCTGGAGCTGGAGCAGCCCCCGCGGCCGCTTCGGGAGCAGCTGGCTCTGGCTCCCCAGGTTTTCTCGCCAACTCGGCAAGCACTTTGTTCGCTTCGTCGACCTGCCGCTGGATAGGGGCTGGGAGGCGTTGCTTGCTCACTTGATATCTCCGGTCTTGGTGGTTTCGGCGATTATCTCGCCAAGGCAGCGCGCGTACGAGCGGCGATCCTGTAGATCTCGTGGGTGACAGTGCATTAGTTCCTCCACCGCTTTGGCATGCGCATACCGTAGTTTATCTACATAAAAGCGGAATTGGGAAGCCCCGTTCAGCTCGGCGATGATCTTGCGATCCGCCTCCAGTCGAAAAAGGCCCTTGATCATCGGGTATTGAGCGGCCCGCCAGCTGGTCCGAGCAGGTTATACGGTGACGTCACTGACATGTCATCCGCATCCATACCTGTCCCACCCTTCTCGTAGTCCTTCGTGTACTTCCGGGAAGTTGGGACTCCCCCACGAAGTTGGACAGTTTCGCCGAATCCCAGACCCAGGTTCTCGATGCACTTGCTGCCAGCAGACTGCTTGCGGTAAGTCTTCACTTCTTGGTCCCGCCCTGTGTGGAGAAGGCCACGTTGGACTTGCCAGGTACGAAGTGCTTGGCAGTGCCACTTTTCAGCACCTTGGTCGGCTTGGGTGAGCCCTTCGAGACGCTCATCACGCCGCGGGGCATTTTGACGTTGTAAGACGATGACGACATGATCAGCTCCTCAAGAAGTGTTCTGGCGGCCCGAAACCGTGTTCAGGGAGGCGGTCTGGAGTCGGGGGCCGTTGCTGTCCGACACCGCAGGTGTTGGAGTAGCCGTTCCCGCCGGGTTAAATCCAGCGCCGCCGCCACCTGGCGGTCCCTGTGGATTCTGCTCGCCTGGCTCCGGAATGTCCAGATCAATGCCAATACGATCCGCCACTTGCTGGAGAACGCTGGCACGCTGGGCTCCGACAATCGGCCCGTCAATCTCGTTCGCGGTGAGCTGCAAGAACTCGAGTTGCCGCACTCGATCCTGTTCCTGCTTGACCACGTTGCGCACGCCGTTGACCTTGATCGACTCATCGCCGCGTAACATTCCAGTATCGTCGGTGAGCATCACCAGGTCGTACAGCGACTGCAAAATAGGTTCGAAAACATCATCGTCGATGTTCTCTGCCACGTTCTGCAGTGCCTTGTTGGCATTCGACATCAACATCGCCAGGCCGGAGGCAGTACGCCCCGCGCCGCCCACGTTCTGATCGCCCGTCATGTAGCGCGGGATCGCAGATACCTCATCCGCGATGGTATTGAACTGCCCATACACTCCGAGCAGCTCAGTGGCGTTCGATTGTGGCTGGAAAAACCCCACCGGCGCCGAAGCACTCGGATTCGAGGGATCCGATGTGTATTTCCAGCGCTTCCAGGGATACAGCGTGTCGTCCTGGTTCGGATTCAGAAGTTCCTCGTTGAAGAACACCTGCGGCCCCGAAGCGATCGACATGTTGTTCACCAGCGAGCGCAGCGCAGCATTCATGACATCCTGCAAGTCGCCGATCAACTCAGCGACTCCGGAACCATAAATGGTGCCCGGCTGCTTGTCGAAACTGGTCGCGTAATAGTTTGGCCGCTTGCGGATGTTCGGATTCATCATGGCCTTGATGACGATCCGGTTTATCGTCCAGCAGGTGATGAAATACGGCTTGTCCTCGTCGATGGGGCCCTTCAGACCATATTCTTTCAAGTATTTCCCGAGTACGTGCCCCTGGAACTCGATGCAGTCGACCATTTGATCATCGGTGGCCGAAGTCGTGCCTCGGTTCTCCATTTCGCGACGTTCTTGCTCGAAAATCAGCCCCCATTCACGCAACCCGCCGCTTTCGGCGAGCTTGATGACCTCGCGGATCTGTTCTTCGCGGTAACCGGGCAACCCGATCAGTGCGTACAGGTCAGAAAGCGAAAATCTCTGTCTTTCGAACGTATCCGAGTTGGCAATCGTCGCCGCGCCAGGTGTAAACCAGAGATCGAACGGTGAAACGCGATCCCAGAAGAACCTGGGCCGTGATGTCATGACTGGTTCGCCGTCTTCGCCCCAGGTCAGCAACTCAGCGTTGCGTACAGTCGGGCCTTTCAGGAACGCGCTGTGATAAATCGGGAGATCCGTGAGAAATGACGACAGCGCTTCCCAGAATCCACCCTCGAGCAGGATATCATCCATCTTTATCTCGGCTGCGCGGGCCTGTTCAGTGGCCTTTTTCTTCTCCGCCACCTTTGCGGCTTTTGTAAGTGTGACTTTGCGTTCCTCAAGCTGCGATTTTTCGGGTGGGGCGCCATTCATGATCAAATACATGGCCTCGCCGCCAACAACTGATGTGATGTCTCGAGTCACGGATCCAGGCAAACGTGGATCCGGGCTGGGTTCAATCGACCAGGCGCGATCCGCGGACAGATAAATATCGCGCAGAAGGGCGGTGGCGCCCCGGCATTTCCCCGCGGTGATGCGGGCAAACACACCGGAGCCTCCGAATTTCGCAATCTCCGCCTTCTTGGTGGGTGAATACTCGCCGTTGTAAGCTCGCATGAAAGAAATCATCTGGTCATCGACGTTGGATGACGTGCGATGCCGCTTGGCCGCTTCGAACTTCTTACGGATGTGGTTGGCCAGGTCGTCGTAGACCTCTGGTTTGGCCGTACCAACCGCTTTTGCAAGGGCCTCGGCGTCTTGCAACTCTTTCGGCGACACCACACGAAGTGTAGTGCGCCCTGCTGGAACCGGAATAGCTGCCATTTACGTCCACCCTTCTGCGCTTGGAATCGGAGCTGTACTCACCCCATGGCGGGGTCTCACAAACTTCGCGTAGACCCTGGTCGAATGCCCCAGGGCAGCATACTGTAGCGCATCCGCAATATCCGACCAAGGATGATTCTTTTCGGGGATCGGATGCAGCTGCCCGTCCTTGCGTTTGGAGAATCGGTACTTCGACCGCATCGCCCGTATCAGGTTGACGCAGCGGGGGCTGATCATCATAGCTGGCCCAGCATCTCGCTGCTGCATCAGCCATTTCTCAACCGCCCGTAGGCGGGGATCGATGGCGTTGGTCAGGGCTGGTTGAGAGCGAAACCCT